GTTATAGCAATAGCTATGTTTACCCCGATTTGAGCAGCACATGCTTGGACGAAACCTGCTGAGAATTTTACAGTATCAGTGATTCTTTTTATATATCGAATATACAGTACTTCAGCATCAGCAAGAAGAGTATCCTCATTTCTTTCCCACATTTCACCTACTGTTTGATCTTCATCTGAATCCGCTTGAACAACCCTAATACAATCTGACGGTAATTGAAAAGCATTACTGTACCCAAAATCCGGTGCAGCAGCAAGAGGAGTCAAGGTCCGTCGAGTAGTTGCGAATACCCAGTTACGGTCTTCTAACGTAGCGTCACGCGCAGCTTCATAATTAGCATCACATAGACGAGCTTCTTCTGAATCATCATCTAATGATGTTATGAGGTTAGCACCTAGCCAACCAAGAGCTAAATTACATATTCCAACTTCCGAGAGACTCATGACTCCTCCTCCTCCTTAGATTTAGTCAGCTGCTAAAGCCAACTCTTTGCTCATCTGAAAAATGGTAGTAGAAGACCCGGATCGAAGAACACCGATCTTCAGATAGTCCACACCACTTTGAGTTAAGGTTTTGGTTCCGGCAGTCCACAGAGCACCAAGAATATCGAAATTGGTATGCGGATTGGTGAGGTAGAAAGTTAATTCCGTGAATCCTTCAGGGGCATTGGACAGCGTTAAAATACACGCAGCCGTAACAGTTCCCTGGAATATTCTGGCCGATTTACGCAGGTCAATGGTTTCGGTTGTCCCGAGTAAAGTGTCAACTTTTTCACCATAGGCAAATTTACCTGGCATGGTTTTATCTCCTTATGAGTTTGTGCGTAACGTTACGCAGCTAGTGTCTAAGACACGGTTATTTTTTGTCCCCTTTACCCAGTGGCTTCAGTTCCATCTTCGCAGGTTTCGCACCAAGAACTTCTCTCTCAGCCAATCGTTTAGCCACTTCCGCTTCAATCATCTCATCATGTTTCTTGAGAGCTATGGAGTCAGGGGTTTCCTTTAGTTTAATCCCCCAACCTTTGGCAAAGTCGAATATAACTTTGACCTCAACGTTGAAGTGACCAGCTATCTGAACAACTGGTACTCCACTATTCAACGCCTTCTTAAGTTGGGGAACCTGTCTACGATTTATACCATCTCGTCTTGGCATTGTTCCTCCTCTAAGTCACACTTACAGTGCAAGTGTCAGTTTTGGTTAAACAGGTAGCAGTAATTATCACATCAGACGCACCGATTTTGGTAACTCTTCCACTCTTGTCAACAGTTCCCTTCGCGGCATCACTAGTTGACCATTCAACAATGTCATAAGCATCGCTGAATATGTTACCTTCATCATCAGTGAACGTACAGGAACTGATCTGAGCAGTTACCCCCGCTACAATAACCTGGGTTGCTGGTATAACTACACTGGTTCCACCTTTAAAATCACCACTAACTGGAGGAGAAGCAAGCCGTTCCTCAGCGCCACCTGCTATAGTTCTGAACAGATGACTCCTAACACCTGAGATGATAGACTCTATCACACTTTTTACTACAGCTTGTTCTGCCATTTTACAATCTCCGTTTTAATTAAGTTTAAGCAGGGGGTCCGCAGCCTGACCCCCTGCCATACCTGAAGGTGAGGAGGTTTATGACATGGCGTCCTTCAGGTGAACTTTGATAACATGTTCATCCTCTACACGGACCGAACCCATCGACATGGCCGTGTAAATACGCCATGCAAAAGAAGCCGATGCGTCTTCAGCTACCCGCGCCCAAATGTCTTTGGTTACATGTAGACCGATCCCCCACTTGGTAAAAGCCAAGCAGTTTATCTCACCGCCGGAGGGGACCAAAAGACGATTAGAAGCGATCCAGTTGAACCCCAGGAAGTTGGGCAGATAACCATCAGCCAGGGCTTTCTTGGTCTGAAAGTCTGCGGAGGTAACTTCCAAGAGCTGAAGCATTTTGCGTTTCTGTGTGGGACCGATAACAAAAGCCTTGGCTTCATCTTCATCAATGTCATTGTTATCGAACATCTCCAGAACTTCAGTAATAACGTCAAGAGAGATAACACCCGTGCCATCTCCCACAGTTTGCCCCGCCCCGAAAGATGTGGTACTGCCTTCCTTATCAGACGCAGCAGCCGTGGCAGCTGTGATGATAACGTCGTCCACTTCACGACGCATCGCCATCGCTAAGGCTCGGGTCAGTTTAGAGTTGGGGTCAATCAGCATCTGGCCGGGGTCTTCCTGTTCGGTGGAATCGCCAGCATGGTAGGTCGAAATGGTAGCCATCCTGTTAGCCCAGGGAGTGTCATTCACTGGGGTTGCAACAAGGCGACCGATTTTCTGCTCTGCTTCAGTGGAAGCCAGAGTTTCCCATACATGGTCTTCGCCAGGGCCGTTATGTTCGTCTACCCATGCCCGAAGGCGGGTATCGCTTTGCTGTGCGAGAAAACGAACATTGTCCTCGAAAGTCCGAACATACGCATTGTCAATGGTATTTGGCATGTCGCTTTTCCTTTCATTAGTAGTTACGAGCTACCCGAGTGTTCGGACTCAAGTGCGGAACGTTCCGCAGTTATTGACCAGCTGCCCCTGCGCGCAAATTATCCATTGTAGTGGCTGCGCCTGGATTGGCCATCTGTTGAAGTTTGAAGACCTTTGCGATAGCAGTTTTGTTATCGGGATGGTCTTTTACCCAATACGGGTTTTTCTTGTCTCCGAGGATTTCATTGAGCCTGCTTTTGGCTTCAGCAGGAGTCAGTATATCTCCAATTTGAGACTTATCATTAATTAAGTTAGTGGGTTCGCCACCCATTCTATCAGCCATTTCAGTTAACCATATTAAAGTATCTGCTGAAGCTGTACCGAGTTCTAGAGAACTTAACAAAGGCTTAGGCGCGTTAGTCATCTTAGCTATCGTCTTAGCCTTCTCTATATTGGTATCATACTTTAACCCCCAATCAGTCCTAAGGGATTGCATAGCGCCAGCATGGGTTTCTTGATCCACTAAAGCAGCCGTTACGTTGCCCTGAGTCATATCAGTTATGATTCCAGCAAACTGTTTCTGAGATAACCCGTACTTATGGGCAATAGGTCGGAATACTTCAATAGGTGTGGTGTCTAATTCAGTATCAGATTCAAGTTTTGGGATTTCATACTTCTCTGCTGTCTCGGGATGACCCATAGCCTTATACAACAAGCCCATCCCTTCGTTATCGTCTGGATCAGGTTTTTTAATAAGAGTTGGAACTTTAGCTACCAACTTCTCGTTAAAGGTTTTCCAGTCTTCGTCACCCGCTTCCTCAGAGGGTATGCGAATAGACTGACCAAGATGACCTCTCATATCAGTCATCTGCTTCCAAAAAGCTTCGGGATTCTCGGAGTTTTTTACTTCATCCCATCCCCTGACGTCCTCAGGGAAGGCTTCACTCCAATTTTCGTTTCCTGGTTCTGGCATGATTCAATAGCCTCCTTTATGAAACCTACCACATCTCTTTGACCTTCTCTAAAAAAAGTGTGATAGGGCTGCGGTTCCTTGTGGTTATAGCTTGGTCGATCATAAAAATAACTCTCCAAAACTTCTAATGCTCTCTTCCCTCTTGGAGCAGTAAACACATTATACAGGAGTTTGTTCTCCTGCTCCACCGAGGACGTCTTCGAGTCCTCCACCATTACCACCTCCTCCAGCTGCACCAAGGTTTTTAACCATTTCTGAGCCTTGTGTAGCCATCGCCATTTTTTCTTGTGCTTCTATCTTAGCTGCCCGATCTTTTCTTATTTTCAATATCGCTGCTTTAGTTCTAACCACTTCAGGTGGTACTGTGAGATAATGAGCTGTTTCAGTAGCAGCAGCATCGCTATCCACATTATCGAGTATCTCAGGTAAAACCTCAGAAAGTTGAGCTAGATTAGCTACCCATCTTTCGATATTAGTAACTTTATCCATCTTCTGTGCCCGAGCCATTGGACCTATGAATTCTATGTCAATCTGCGCTTGTCTTTCTGTTACTGCTGGAGGTGGCTCAGGCAATCTCTTATAACGGAATAAAGCGTTAAAAGTTTTTGAAACTAACGGAGAGTGCAGATCGTTTTGGATTCTACCGAGCGAAGGCCCAATCAACCTCGCCATCATCTCAAAACGAGTCTGCACCTCCGTTGCCGTCATCTGTGGAGACTCTTTGAGTTGGAGTTGATCTTCAAAGAAAGCTTTTCTGATTGATGTTTGTAAGTCTTCTTTGGTCAAGGCTCCAACATCAAAACGAGCTTGTGATTCAAACGCCTTAATAGATTCAAGAGTAGCCACCACAGTTGCCCCACCAGCCGTGAGATCAATGTCCCCGAAGACTCCTCTACGAGTTGTGAGGACAGGGGGATCAATCGCCTTCTCGTTTGCCTTGAGAATCATCTCAACTAATTGATTAAGAGTAAGAATATCTGATAGCACCACCATAGCAGGACTATGACCATAAGTAGAACCAGCAGTCTTTCTCCATCTCGGAACAAACGCGGGCATTTCATAGTACCCCCCTTCCTCTCCGATAATCTCAGCATCTTCATACATGAAATACTTAAAACCAAAAGGCCGTTCAAGAGGGGCAATAACGTTACCTACATCAACACCTATCTTATCTTCCCGAGGAAATACTGCATAGATAACAGAGAACTTATCTCCAGGGTCTTTTTTGTTATCCAGCTTATCTTGAACTTTATCCGGTAGAGTAGTCTCAGGCCACTTAGATTTGATCTGGGCTGCTGTCCACTGGAGCTGCCGATAGAAATACCAAACAGCATTTAAATGGTTAAACTCATACCAGCCCTGAGAAAGTGGGATAGAGGAGAAAATAAGATTAGTAAACTCTCCATTAGTCTCCTCCACTTCTTCTGTCAGAATAGAAGTGCCAAAGGAAGTCAGATCAAGGAAAGTCTCATTCACTTCCAAATCGAAGTTCGATTCCTGGAGAGCTAGAAAAACTCGATTAGCTGATTCTTCGAGCCAGTTAACTGCTGTACGATCTTTCATTAACGTCTTATCTCGAAATATTAAACTGAACCAGCGATAAGCGGGGTTGGTCAAACCGGATTGTAAATTAGAGGACAGATTTTGATTAGCATCTACAGCAGTAGAATCATACAGTTCCCTTCTTCGCCAGTTCATGGAGCCTTCATAGCCCCTATCATCAGTAAAAAACTTAGCGCGAAAAGGAACAACAAATTGCTCTATGAGTTCCCATATACCTTCTATGGTAGAACGTTCTGTCCTCAATACGTCTAGCCTATTTTTCAAAGTTAAGCAATCCATATGATCTCCAACTGCGTAACGTTACGCAGCTATCGAGCGTTTGACCATCGGCCTAAAAGCTCGTCTGACTTTAGGTTTATCAACATTACCACCGTCACGCATATTATCTATATTCGCTGCCAGAGTCCTAAAAGCATCAGCTCCATGCTTCGCCTTATTACGCTCAGGCTTTTCTGAATAGGCATCCAGCTTAGTGTCATACTTTTGTTTATACCCCAATAGCGCATTAAAACCCATAGAAGTTTTACCGCTGTCAAAATAACATTGTGGTAGCATTTCACGAACCCACTCATGTCCATCCTCTAAAGTATGTCTAGGAGTAGTTGTAAAATCAAACCCAAGTTCAGCAGCAGTATCTCTTCTCGATACCCCAGTAGAATAGTCATGAACTTCTATATCATGTGGAGCAAAATGCTCCTCATATACATAAGGTTTTTCCTTACAGATTTTGATATAATGTTTCAAGGACTTATGGTGGTCCTCGTAATAATCTATTAATCGTATTTCCCGTTTAAAGATTTGAGCAAACCAAATGGCCGTACTGTCATCATACCCTAAGTCCCAGGCAGTAAAAACATCAAGTCTAGGATCATGTGGCACTCGGGTTAAGTGTCCATTTCCTCTCAGGGTATTGATGACATCCCCATAGTACGACCCAACCCCACCACTTGTAAAAGAACAGTAGTACTCTTGCTGAATCAACTCCTCCGGCATACCCGATCTACGATCCTCGTCGATAGCTTCTTTTGTGGGAACTCCAGTGTCGTCGCGTGTAAGGAATTGGACGTACCAGTTATACGTTCCTTGGGAGGTGTTCGCATAGGTATATAAATCGAAAAAGTGGTTAAGACTCCTGGGGGTTCCATTAAATAACGCCCATCCTCCATTTTCGGCGAGAATAGGTCTAAGATACTCCCATGCTTCTGGCTTATGTAACGAGAACTCAGTAAATACAATGCCGTATGGGTTCGTCCCCACGATACGGTCAATAGTGTCCGATCCTTGTAACTTAATTTGCGATCCATTGACGAGATCAATTCGCATATCAAGCTTAGTCTTATTCTTAATAAGCTCTCTAGGTATGTAATCAAGGAATCTACGCTCACCTGAAAATCCTTCCCATATGATCTGACGAACCTGATTATAGTATGGAGCCATATAATAATATAAAGCAGGTTTCTGTACCGCTTTACAGATCAATGCGTTCCAACAGGTTAAGTCCTTACCATTACGTCTTGGAACCACCATAAGCCCCCGCATAAAATCAGGGGCTAATATGTTGTTCCAAGGCTCTTCTTGGTAAGGGCGTGGAGTATAACCATACGGTAGATTAATTGTCGTCATAATCCTCTGGCTTTACTTTGTTGCCCGCCAAATGGCCTTCCAATTTTTGACCTAGTACAGCTTGATTGACCTCAATTCGATGGACTACGTTTAATGTTTTCTGAGAAGTCTCAATCATACTCTTTGCTCCGGTCGATACTATAGGCACAAAGATTCCAGCAAATACCGCACCTATAGCAAGAAGCCCACCAATGATCCAAGCAAATACGGTCCAAGAAACTTTTCTTTTCATTTCAGTCCTTACATCGCATTTCAGACAATACTTTTCCCATTCGAGTATTTCAGTCATTACACTCCTATATAATAAAGGTACGCGCACAGGTGCGTAACGTTACGCATCTGAGCGCGGGGGCGTGGATGTGGAGGGAGCAACCACTGACCCATCTACCTCGATAGTTAAGGTTTCATCGGAACCTTTTTCATGTGAAAATTCGTTTTTAATGTTAATCTGAAATCCCTTAGGCGCAGCATCGGAGTCCGCAGTTTTTCCAAAAGATTGTTCTCTCAGGGATTTCATTACGTCAGATACTACTCTCAGAACGGCTGCATTGTTCGGATCATCAGCTTGAAGGGATTTCAACATCTCCAGGCATTTGCCTAGAAGTGCCGTTTCTAAAGCTATATATCGTGGACCTAGTGCGGATTGTTTAAGGGAGCGCATAACAAGCATACGCTTTTGAACTTCATCAAGGAGTTTGTCTGAGACATCTTCTACTTTGGATAGTTGGGAGTAATCCTGGCAGGCTAGGGCTAATGGAGCACGCTTCCAATTTCGCTCATCAATGGCGTACTCAATCATTCGCGTAGTGGTGTTGTACTCCTCCGCAAGCTGTTCAGCGGTAGCACCAAAAAGCTCGTATTGTAATTGAACTAAGC